TCTTTGCGTATCTCCCAAAACAGTCATGACTCAGCTCAAGACAGGTTGTTACCGCCGTTAACGGCTGGCATTGGTTCTGATCAGCCACGGCTAGAAACGCCCACTATTGGGTACGAGTCTTATGGGCCTTTGATTGCAGACTTTGCAGCTGCGCATCTCAACCGTCATTTGTTTCCGTGGCAGGTCAATGTTCTCACCGGTGCTTTTGAGCATGACTCTGACCATTCGTTTACTCATTCGAGTGCTATGGCGTTTTGTGCTCGTCAGCAGGGTAAGACTTTTATGCTTTCGGCGGTGGTGGGGTTCTGCCTTCTTGAGTTGCCTCGGATTTGGGGTCGACCTGTCAAGGTGGTGTCCACGGCTCACGAATTGTCGTTGGCGACGGAGGTCTTCGAGGACTTGCGTGATCTCTTTGAGTTGTGGGAGGAGTCCGGGCTGTGCAAAGTGACGTGGGCGTATGGTCGTCACCGCGTCAAGATGGTGGACGGCTCTGAGTATTTGGTCAAGGCTGCAACAGGGAAGAAGCACGGCATCTCGGGCGTGGACATTCTGATCGTTGACGAACTTTGGGCGATTACGGAGGCGGCTTATTTCGGCGCGTTGAAGCCTGCACAGATTGCGGTGAAGTCGGGTCTGTCTTTGTTGGTGTCCACGGCTGGCGATGAGTCGAGCACCGTGATGAAGAAACTCCGTGAGCAGGCCATCGGTCAGATTGACAAGGGTGAGCCGGGCGAGTTGTACATGGCGGAGTGGTCTGTGCCTGAGTCGGTGTCCCCTGATGACGAACGGTATTGGGGCTACGCCAATCCTTCAATGCCTCGTACCGTGACGCTAAAAAGTTTACGCGCTGCACACTCCAGCCCTGACCGATCTCAGTGGCTTCGTGCTCACTGCAACATGTGGGTATCTGCAGCATCTTCGTGGCTTCCGCCGGGGCAGTGGGCGAAACGGTTTACAGAAAACACTGAGTGGGATGGCACGACTTCGGTGCTAGCGGTTGACTCCGCAGTGGACGACTCAAAATATGTTGGGGTGTGGTGTCGCAAAAATACCGACGGGGACATTGTCGCCAGTGTCGAATTTCAGACTGAGTCCATTGCTGAAATGTGGGAGCAGATCACAGCCTCCCTTGAGCGTGAACCAAAAACGCAGCTGGCGATTACGCCGTCTTTGTTTATTCACACGCCCGAGAAGTATCAGCGCAGAACTGTTCAGTGGGGCTACGGCGAAATAAACAAATACACGTCCACCGTTAAGGGTCTGATCAACGAAGACAGGGTGAAGCACACAGGCGAGATCCTTCTTGCGGAGCATGTAAACAGGGCGGTACTCATTCGCGGTCAGGGTGGCGCATTGTCAATTTCGTCCCAGCGAAGCCCGGGGCCGATTGAGGCTTGTCGTTGTCTTATCGTTGCAGCTGCGATGGTGTCGAGACCCGGACACGGAAATAAACCGACAATGGGTTCTTCAAGATAGTTGCATTTGCAACAACCTTGTGTAAGACTCCGAAGAGATGGGTATTTTCTCACGCAAGATCGAGACGGCTAACTTCGCGTCTGCACCTGTGCAGGCTGCGGCTGGCGCGTCCTATATTGGCAACTTCATCAACTACACCACTGGTTCTGCTGAGGTTCGTGCGCTGAGCATTCCCACGGTTTCCCGTTCCCGTGACCTTCTTGCAGGCATTATCGGATCTGTCGGGTTAAAGCACTACTCGAAGCAGTGGAACGGCTCAGACTATGACGAGGTTTATCTGCCTCTTGAGCCGTGGATGGAAACCCCCGACCCGAAAGTGTCACGCTCGTTCTTCTTCGTAAACATTTTTTCGGACATGTTCTTCTACGGTGCAGCGTATGCCTACATCACCACGCGCTACTCGACCGGGTTGCCTGCCTCGTTTACATGGCTCCCAGCTGCAAACATTTCAAGCACCGAGCAAACTGGAATACCTCAGTACTTCGGGCCATCAAAAGAACTTGAGTTCAACGGTCAAAAAATTGAAGACGTAAACAACGTCGTTCAGTTTCTCAGCCCTATCGAGGGCATCTTAAAGATTGGCCAGCGCGCCATCAACACGTCATTGTTTCTCGATCAGGCAGCTGACCGCTACGCCAGCCTTGAAACAGTGCCCGGTTATCTTCAGCAGATTGACGGCGAAGACATGTCCGGTGACGATCTTGGATCTCTTGCTTCGGCGTGGGCTGCAGCCCGTAAACAAAACGCCATTGGTGCATTGTCGCGTCAGGTGCAGTTCCGTGAGTTTGCACAGAACCCCCAGGAAGTCATTGCGGATCAGCGCAAGTACCAGTCTCTTGAGATGGCACGCCTTTGCTCCGTGCCTGCATACCTCGTGAGCGCACCCACTGAGGGCGCTTCGATGACGTATCAAAACGCCCAGCAAGCGCGTCAGGACTTGTATCTGTTCGGTGCTCGTATCTACATGGACGCTATTGAGCAGACCCTTTCCAGCGCACAAGTTCTTCCTCGTAACCGCTATGTCGAGTTTGACATTGAGGACTACGAAGGATCTGAGATGAGTTCCCCTGATGGAATGCCTAACAATGAAATGGATAATGAGTTGTGAAGATTGAGTTTGTAGCCGTGCCAGTCACCCTCGACGCTTCAGCAGGAGAGGACAGCCCCCGGACAGTTACCGGAGTGGCAGTTCCTTGGGACACTCCTGCTCAAGTGTCGAGTGGTGAGTCGGTCATGTTTCGCCGTGGCGCTTTTGACGTAAACGCAAAGGCACCGAAGCTGCTGGAAAATCATGACATGACGCAATTGCGCGGCGTGATAACCGAGTTGGCAGATGACGATGCCGGACTTTTGTTTACTGCAAAGTTTGCTAACACACGCGCAAGCGATGAGGCCATTGAACTTGTCAAGGCTGGCGCTTACGACTCCGTGTCCGTTGGTGCCATTCCAATCAAGTTTAAATACGACAAGAACGGAACAATGGTTGTCTCAAAAGCAAACCTTGTCGAGATCTCACTTGTCGCAATGCCAGCGTTCCCCGATGCTGTCATCACAGAAATCGCTGCTTCCCAGCCTGACGAAGAGTCAGAAGAAGAAGTTGTCGAACCCCAACCCCAAGACATTTCCGAGGAGGAAACCATGTCAACAGATACCCCAACGGTTGAGGCTTCGGCTGAAATCGTTCCAACAGCACCAATCTTTGCGGCAGCACGTCGCGAGACCCCACTTCCAACAGCAGTCGAGTACATCGCTGCTGCCATTTCAGGTGGCGACCAGTGGCGCGCAATGTCAGAAGCACTCCGTGCAGCTGCACCAGACATCGTCACAACCGACACACCCGGCATCCTGCCAACCCCAATCCTTTCCCCTGTTTACAACAACTTCATCGGACGTCGTCCAGTAGTTGATGCAATCGGCGTTCGTGCAATGCCTGCAGGTGGCAAGGTGTTTATTCGTCCAGAGGTCACCACGCACACAAGCATCGGTGCATCGATTGGCGAGCAGGCTCCAACCGCAGGGACAATGGTCGTTTTTAACAACCAAGTCACCAAGCAAATCTTCGGCGGATATGTAAACATTTCCGAAGCCGATATTGACTGGTCAGATCCTTCAATCCTTCAGATTGTTCTTGACGACATGGGCCGTATCTACGCCAATGCGACAGACAACTACGCAGCTGACCAGTTGGTCGCAGGCGTAAGCGTCACTCAAGCATTTGCAACAGCAGACGTTGCAAAGCCTGAAGTATGGGCTGCCGAAATTGCAGAGGCATCAGCAACAATCTTGAGCTCGTCAAACGGCAACTTGCCCACTCACTTGTTTGTGTCTCCTGACCGCTGGCGCAACCTTGTCGGTCTTTCCGACAGTTCAAACCGTCCGTTGTTCCCACAGGTTGGGCCAATGAACGCACAGGGCGACCTTTCACCAAGCGCATACGGCGGAAACGCTTTCGGCTTGCAGGTTGTTGTTGACCGTAACTTCGCTAGCGGTGTTGCCATCGTTGGTGACGCATCTGGTTTCGAACTGTTTGAACAGCAGAAGGGCACCATGTCCATTGAGTCACCATCGACACTGTCACGCACAATCGCTCTCCGCGGTTACTTTGCAGCGTTGATGATTGACCCAACCAAGTTTGTTCAGTTCGCTTTCGCCTGATCACTAGGTAGTAGGAAAGGGTCTGTATGTCTGTTTACACAATCACTCACGGTTTTCACTTTGATGATGTGTCAGCCGTACAGACCCTGACCCCTTCCGAGGTTCAGCCCGGCGACAGCATCGTTGTCGCAGGCGCTGGCGCAAAGTTCAACGGCACCTTCACCGTTATCAGCGTTGAAGAGTGGGAGTACATCGGGAAAGACCAGCAGGGCTATCTCGAGTTCAACTATGACGTGCCAAAACTTAATCAGGTTTTGTATGCGGTCACTGGTCAGGCTGACGATGAAGAGTATGCAGCTCTTGCTGGAACTCTGACGTTTACCGAGACCATCACTTGGACTACTTCAGCACTTGTGTTGTCGTGGCTTGGTATTGACGTGGCTACCGCTAACGACACTGCTTTCGTGGCTAAGTGTGTGTCAGCAAGTAACTACTGGTGTTTCCGTAAACGCCGTGAGGCTGGCTACACCGATCAGCAAGGAACCGTCCCGTCACCTGATGTCGAATTGGGCGCAACGATGTATGCAGCAACGCTTTACCGTGAACGCGGAACTAGCGGTGATGCCTACGGTGCTTTTGACGGGATGGGCAACCTTGCACAACCTGTCACCCTTCACCGCATTATGCAGCTGCTTGGCTGTGGCAGGGCACAAGTCGCGTGAGTTCTTCAGGCATCTTGTACGAGGCTGTAAACGCATGTAAAACAGCGTTGACCGCACTCAGCCTTGTGCCTATCACCGATCCTCGCAACGCTCGCCCGTTGTCGGTTCTGATTGAACTTCCAACCGTTGACTCGTTTACATACAACGTGGGCAATATCACGCTTCGACTTCGTGTGCTGGCACCGCCACCCGGCAACCAAGACGCTGGCGACTACCTGATGCAAATCGCAGACCAAATTATGAACTCACCAATCGCGGTCACGGATCTTCGTCCGGGCCTCGTATCCGTTGGAGGGCAAGACCTGCCTTCTTACGACTTAACCGTTGCCGTAGCCGTACGGCGCAACTAACCAAAAGGAGCCCTCATGGCTACAACAACATTCCTCAGCAATGCCACGATTAACATCACGCAGGGCGCAACCACCACCGATCTCTCAGACCAAGCGAACGCTGTCAGCGTCATGGTTGGCGTTGACTCGCTTGAGTCCACCGCCTTCGGCGACACAGGACACCGCTTCACAGCTGGTCTTCAAAACGTCGAAGTTTCAATGACTTTGTTTCTTAGCTATGGCGCTTCAGAAGTCGAGGCAATCCTCAACTCTTGCGTGGGCACAGGTTCAACCGTGTTGACCATCTCCCCATCAGGAACCACTGAATCAGCCTCTAACCCTGAGTACATCATCACAAACTGCATGCTCAGCGACTTCACCCCAATCAACTCAACCGTGGGCGAACTTGCCACCGTTGAGGTCACCTTCACAGGTGGCACATGGGTTCGTGACGTAA